ACCGACTGCACTTCAACGGGGATCCTGTGTTGACATGGATGGTGAGCAACGTGGTCTGTCATGTTGATGCCAAGGAGAACATCTATCCGCGCAAAGACGTGCCGGAGAACAAGATCGACGGAGTTGTGGCCGGAATCATGGCGCTCTCTCGCGCCCTGCTGAAGGAAGACCACCAGGCAATGGGTTTGAATGAGTTTCTTGAACTATGAAGATAGCCTCTATTTTTGGGTCCATCGCCCACTGGGCCGGATGGGGCTCGCCGATTGGTGATGTCTCCGGTCTCCAGCGCAGGGAGCCAACTGGTCCTGTTGTAAGCGGAGTCCAGCCGATTCCTCCGGACCACGGCCTGCAGCTCTCAGCCGTGTGGTCATGCGTTACCCTGCTCGCAGAGACGATTGCCTCTCTCCCCATCGTTGTTTACCGTCGGGATCCTGACGGAAACCGCACAGAGGAGAGGGGGTGCCGCGTATGGCAGGTGCTTCGCGCCCCGAATGCCAACATGACGCCGCACGATTTCTGGATGGCCATGGGGCTGAACCGCTTCCTCAGAGGCAACGGATACGCTCTGATTTCTCGAGACGGAACCGGCCAGCTCGTAAGTCTTACTCCTCTAGCCGCAGATCAGATGGATGTAGGCGTGGTCGACGGCGAGGTGGTCTACCAGTACTACAAGGACGGCAGCATCTATTACTTCAAGTCCGACAAGATCCTTCACTGGAAGGGGCTTGGGAACGGCATTGTAGGGCTGTCGACGCTTGAGTACATGCAGGCGACTACAACCGAGCTCGTGAACGCTCAGAAGAACGCCACGACGATGTACGGAAACGGGAATCAGCTGACCGGCCTTCTCATGATTGATCAGGATCTGAATCCGTCTCAGATCCGCCAGCTGAAGGAGCGCTATGCAAACCTGACGCCTGTGACCGGGAGTTCCGGAGACTGGCTGCATGTTCTGCCGGGCGACATGAAGTACCAGCAGATTTCGATGTCGGCTGCAGACGCCCAGCTGCTTGAAACACGACAGTTTGGGATTGAGGAAATTGGCCGGTGGTTCGGTGTGCCGAGCGCACTTTTGAACAGCTCCGGAGGCACGGCGGCAAGCGGTCTCGAGCAGATTATCGAAGGCTTCTACCGATCGACGATTCAACCGCTTTGTACCGGCCTGGAGCAGGCGCTGACAAAAACTCTTCTCACGATCGAAGAGCAGGAAACGCTCAACTGTGAATTCAAGATGAGCGCGCTGCAGAGAGCAAACATCGCCAGCCGCTATGACAGTTACAGCAAAGCTCTGCAGAACGGATTCATGACGAGAAACGAGGTGAGAAAACTCGAGAACCTGCCGACGGTTGACGGGGCCGACGCTCTGACGGCGCAGAACAACCTCGTGCCGCTTGATCGCCTGGGGGAACAGACGAACACAGACCAGACGCCGCTTGGCGACCCGATTAAGCAATGAGGCGCATATGACTCAGATTATTGAAAAGACGCTCTCGCTCAATGAAGTGGAGCTAAAAACTGAAGGCGAGGCCGGGCTTTTCCGCGGCTACGCCTCGAAGTTCAACGGAATCGACAGCTATGGGGACACGATTCTCCCGGGGGCGTATCAGAAAGTGCTGGGCCGGATGCCGCCCATCTTTTTGAACCACAACACGATGGACCTGCCTATCGGCCGCTATACGTCGATGAAAGAGAACGCCCAGGGGCTTTACGTTGAAGGTCAGCTGACGCTTTCGATCCAGAAGGCCCGGGACGTCTATGAAGCGATGAAGGCGGGGACGATCGACGGCCTGTCGGTTGGGATTCTGCTTTCAAAGCAAGACTACGAATGGAATGAGTCTGGCGGAAGGAACATCAAGTCAGTTTCCGGCCTCCGCGAAATCTCGGTCTGCACTTTCCCGGCCGATGACCGGGCGCGGATCGGGCTGGTGAAGTCGGAAGACATTCAGAAAGTTGTATCTATTCGAGAGCTGGAAGAGAGCCTGCGGGATGCCGGCCTGTCGAAAGCTCAGGCTCAGGCCTTTATTGCCAAGGCCAAGGAGCTGATCATCAGCGAAAAGGTTCAGAGGGATTCTGAGTCCGACGCTGAAAAACAGGTGCTGGCACGAATTCAGGCCATCGCCGAAAGGTTCTAACCACTAAAGGAAATACAAATGGCAGAAGATATCAAAATCGCTCTCGAGGCCCTGAACAAGATTGACGCCTCCATCGCGACCATGCAGGAATCCGTCAAGAAAGGCGAAGCCGCCCAGGCGGACGTTCAGAAGAAAATTGACGAACTGGGCGAAAAGCAGGTGCTCTTCTCCCGCCAGCTGCTCGACATTCAGCAGAAGGCTCAGAAGGCCGATGGTGCTGAAGTCACCGACAAATCTATCGGTGCGCAGTTTGTGAACTCCGAGTCCTACAAGCGCTTCAAGGGCGTGACCGGCGTTCGCTCTGCGTCCGCTGTTGTCGCGAACAAGGCGGCCGAAAACCCTGTTACTTCCGCGCAGGCTCACCTGACGCCGTACCGCGTCCCGGGCATCGTTCCGCTCGATACCCGCGAGCTTTCGATTGAAGCCCTCTTCCCGAAGCTTCCGACCTCTGCTCAGTCGATTGAGTACCTCCGTGAAAAGACTTTCACGAACGGCGCCGCGACCGTTGCTGAAGCCGCAGCCAAGCCCTCGTCCGCGTTCGAGTTCGAACTCAAGCAGACGCCGGTGCAGGTGATCGCCCACTGGACGAAGATTACCCGCCAGCTCGCTGACGACGCCCCGGCTCTTCAGGCTTTCATCAACGCCCGCATGATCTACGGCGTGAATCTTGCGGCCGAGGATCAGCTGCTTTCCGGAAACGGAACCTCTCCCAATCTGGCCGGCATTATGGCGACTGGAAACTACACCGCCCAGGCGTTCAAACTCGCTCAGCTGGGCGGCTCCGGAGCGACGATGCTTGATCTGCTGCGCATCTCCTTCGCGACCGTCAACGCCGCGGGTTACCGCACCAGCGCCGTTGTGCTGAACCCGATGGACTGGGCTGTGCTGCAGGGCCTCAAGGCCTCCGATGGTTCTTATCTGCTCGGATCTCCGGCCAACAGCTTCTCCGCCTCCACGATCTGGGGCGTGCGCGTTGTTGAGTCCGCCGCGATGGCCCAGGGCAAGTTCCTCGCCGGCGATTTCGCCCGCGCCGCTACGGTGTACGACCGCATGCAGACCGTGGTTGATATTGCCGCGCAGAACGAAGACGACTTCATCAAGAACCTCTACACGATCCGTGCGGAGCGTCGTCTTGCGCTGGCTGTTGAGCACTCCACCGCCGTTATTGGCGGCGCGCTCAGCGTTCCCACGGCCTGATGAGCCTATAAACGCTTGACCGAGGCGGGAGGGGAAACTCTCCCGCTTTTCTTCTATGCGAATCGAATTTCTCAAGGACTGCCTCTCAATGGTCGGAACGCGGAAAGCGGGCGATGTCGAAGAGGTTTACGACCCATACGCCATTGTCCTGATTGAGCAGGGACTGGCTCAGGCCGCGAAGGTTGTTTCGCCGTCAAAGGCTCGATCGAGAAAAGCGGCGAAGGAAGACAAAAATGAGTGACTATTTCGGCGCCGTGACGCTTGATGCCGCAAAGAAGCAGCTTCGCGTTGATTACGCCGATGAGGATGAGCTCATAGTCACCTACATCATGGCAGCGACCGCTCAGTGTGAGCAGATCTGCGGTCGTGAAATTGTGAAGCGATCAGATGAGAACGCGCTTTGTGACTCTGTTGACGATGTTCCGGAGGCTGTCAGGACATGGGTGCTTCTAACTGTGACAGATCTTTACGAGCACCGCGGGGCATCAGAGAGCCCTATTGCGACTGGCAGGCGGTTCTATGACCACCTGCTCGACGGCTATCGGATCTTTTAGGAGGCCGTATGCAGCTTCCAAAAGTAGGCGAATTGAAGCGTCCCATCGACATTTACAGCCTGGACACGAGCCCGAAGGATGCCTCCGACAGTACGAATAACCTGACGCTGAAGCTGCACGCCTGGGCGAAGGTGGAGGTGATCGGCGGGGTGAACTACTGGGGATCGGTGCAGGCGGGATATGACGTGACTCACCGCTTCATCGTCCGCTACATGGATGGAACGCGGCCTCAGGACCTGACTCATGCGACAAAGGTCCTCTACGAGGGCGTCTGGTATCTCGTGAAGCGCCTGACGGACATGAACGATGCCCACCGCTTCACGGCTTTGGAATGCGAGGCCCAGTATGGCGCTTCTTGATGTCGAGGTTCGCTTCCCGAAGGGCTTTAAGTACGCCGACTTCGATGTGAAGACACTAAAAAGCGGACTTCGGAAAGAGGGACGCGAGATCGCGCGAGTCGCAAAGAACCTTGTTCGCCAAAAGGGCGTTTCAAAGCCGGACGAATACCCGGGACGGGACACCGGCGTGCTGCAGAAGTCCATCAAGCCCAAGCCCTCGAGGTCCGGTTTTTCGGTGGTGATCAAGCCCTGGAAGACGGACCAGATGGGGAAGGATTTCTACCCGGCATATGTCTATTACGGCCACAGGGGTCCCAGAACGCGGACCGCGGCTGACAACCGGAGAAGGAAGAAGACTGCCGGGAAGAAGGCGGCCCAGCCCCGCAAGAACTTCATGGTGGACGCGACAAAGATGGTGGGCGAAGACCGCATCGAATCGAATCTCGCGCACCTGATGGACAAGGCGCTGGCCGCGAAGGAGATCACATTTAAATGAAGCTTGCACCGATTATCGAATGCCTTCGCGAGAACTGCCCGTCCTTTGAACGCCGGGTTTTCGGGGCCTACGCGTGGTTCAACATCGACGACAGCGTGAGTCCGGCGATGCCCTGTGCGTTCGTTCTCCCGTCCGGCGTGACCGCGGAAACGGCGACCACATCGACCAAGTACCGTCAGCCGATTGAAAACCACTTTTCGATCAACATATGCGTTTCGCTCACGAGCGACGACGCCCTGGGGAAAACCGGGCACGACTACCTCGAAGATCTGAAGGAAGAGGTTTTCAAGGCCGTGCTGGGGCTTCCGCTTGGCTATCCGGAGCAGACAAACCGGATCATTTATTTCGAGAGCCAGAGCGTAAATACGTCGGCTTGCAACCGCGCGAGGCTCGTCGAGACGCTCGACTTTGCCTACGGCGAGCTTTTGGTGGGAAGTATTACGGCGCAGCAGCGAATCATTGACGCCCTGCCGGTTCTGCAGTCTGTAAGGCTCAAAGCTAAAGATTTTTCCACTACGGACGAGGATGACAAACTCGTCACCGCTGAACTTTTAACTAAATAAGAGGCAACTATGGCAGTTTCCTTCTCCAACATCCCGTCCGGGATTCGCGTTCCGCTTTTTTATGCGGAGCTCGACAACTCTCAGGCTAATACGGCGACGAGCGTTCTGAAAACGCTGCTGATCGGCCAGATGACAAAGGGCAAGGCCACGGCCCTTAAGCCGCAGCTTGTGTCTTCCTCTGCCCAGGGCGAAGAACTTTTCGGCCGCGGCTCCCAGCTCGCGCTGATGAGCGCGATGTATCGCAAGAACGATACTTTCGGCGAGGTCTGGTGCATCCCGGTTGCCGATCCGACCGGAACCAAAGCTTCCGCTACGGCTACCGTTTCCGGCACTCCGACCGAAGCCGGGACGATCAACCTCTATATTGGAGCAGTGCGGGTGTCCGTCGCTGTTGCGGTGGATGATACGGCGACCGCCATTGCGTCTGCCATCGCTTCTGCTGTGACCGCCAATGTGGACCTTCCGGTGACTGCAGCCGCGGCCGCCGGGGTGGTGACCTTCAACGCGAAGAACGCGGGTCTTGTCGGCAACGACATCCAGCTCGCAGTGAACCGCCAGGGCTATGCGGCGGGCGAAGAGCTCCCCGAGGGCGTGAGCGTTGCGCTGACGGCCTTCTCGGGCGGAACCGGAACGCCGGATCTGTCTGGGGTGGTGGCCGCGATGGGCGAAGAGCAGTATGACGTGATTGCCTGCCCGTTTGCGGATGCGGCGAGCCTGACCGCATTGGCGGAAGAGCTGAACGACAAATCCGGCAGATGGTCTCCGATGCGCCAGCTTTACGGGCACGTTTTCACGGTCAAGCGCGGCTCTGTTTCTGATCTTGTTTCCTTTGGAAAGAGCCGCAACAACCAGCACGAAATCGTCCTTGGCATCGAGTCCGCGGTGGCCTCCTCCTGCTCTGAAGTCCTCGGCGCATATGCCGCCCGGGCCGCGAGCGCTCTCAACAACGATCCCGCCCGTCCGCTTCAGACTCTGGAGCTGATTGGCGTGGCGGCGGCGCAGGCCGGCTCGAGGTTCAACCTCTCGGAGCGCCAGAGCCTCCTCACCTCGGGCATTGCGACCGAGTACACCCAGGGCGGCTACATGAGGATCGAGCGGGCCATTACGACCTATCAGACGAACGCCTTCGGGTCGTCTGACAACTCGTACTTGGACGTCTGCGCGCTCTTTACGCTCGCTTACATCCTGCGCGACTTGAAGACCGTCATCACGAGCAAGTACCCGCGTCACAAGCTCGCCTCCGACGGAACGCACTTTGGCTCCGGGCAGGCTGTGGTCACGCCTTCGATCATCCGCGCCGAGCTCATCGCCGAGTACCAGAAGCTCGAGGAGAAGGCTCTTGTCGAGAACCTGGACGCTTTCAAGCAGAAACTCATTGTCGAGCGCAATGCAGACGATCCGAACCGGGTCGATGTACTGCTGCCGCCTGACCTTGTGAATCAACTGAGGATTTTTGCGGTTCTTGCTCAGTTCCGTCTGAATTAAGGAGTTTTAAATGGCTAACCAGAGAATTTCAGGAACCTGCTACATCACAGTGGATGGTGAGGAGCTCAACCTGAGCGGATCCCTCCAGATCCCTGTCAATAAGTACACGCGGCAGGCTGTGACGGCCTCGGGGCGGGTGATCGGCTACTCGGAAACGCCGGTCGTGCCGTCCATTACCGGCAACTTCTACGTTGATTCTGATTTCCCGCTTGAGAAGCTGAGAACTGCGACCGACATGACGATCGTGGCGGAGCTTGCAAACGGCATGCGCTACACGCTCTCGGACGCTTTCCTCGCGGGCGACAGTGCGAACTTCGCCCCTGAAGACGGCACGGTGCAGCTCACGTTCAACGGCGTGCGGGGTGACTGGTCATGAAGCCGGTTGAGGTGATTCTTAAGACTCCGGTGACCTACAAGGGCACGACATTCGAAAAGCTCTCTTTTCGCGTGCCGATCCTTGCTGACGTCAAGGCGCTCAAGATGATGGGCGATGAGAAGACCAACGCCGAGGCCTTCGATCATGTCATGCAGTACGCGCAGCGTCTTTGCACAACCATCGAGCCGGCGGCCTTCGGACAGGTGACTGTCGAAGACAGCATGGCCATCGCGAAGGCGATCACTCCTCTTTTTGGAGTGCCGCCGGTGGGCGAAAACGATTGACGGCGTCGAGGAATCGATCTTTCGAATGGCGAGGTTCTGGTGCATGTCGCCGGAGGAATTCGGCGGCATGACTCTGGAGCGCATCTGCCAGTACGCGGAAATGACAAACAAGATTCATGCCGAGGAGTGTGAGTGATGGCTGGGCAGGAATATTTGCTGCAGACGGTTCTTCAGCTGAGGGACAATTTGTCCGCTCCGCTGAAGGATGTCCGCAGGCGCATGAACGCATTCGGGAGATCGATCCGCGAGCTCAATCAGGCTTCGATGGATCTGGCCGGGGTGATCGCCAAGCCCTTCGCCATCCTTGCCGGTGCCGGCGGCTTTTCCATTAAAGGTGCGGTTTCTTCGTACCTCGAGCTGGCCGATGCCATTGACAAGGCTTCGATCCGGGCCGGCGTTTCGGTTGAGGCTCTTCAGAAGCTTCGCTACGGGGCCCAGCTCTCTGGCATGACGGCCGATGAGCTCGACGGAGCGCTCACCAGGCTCACTTCGAACATGAGCAAGGCGGCCGCTGGCCAGAACGCAGACCTTGTGGCCATGTTCAACCACCTTGGCATTGCGCTTAAAGACAGCAACGGGCATATCCGCAGCGCGGCTGATGTGATGAACAATCTCGCCCAGGCGGTGAAGAACAACGAGTCTCCCGCAGCGCGGATGCAGATTCTGACGGCCGCTTTTGGCGACAAGATGGCCGCAAGGCTGATCCCTCTTCTCAAGGACGGGGCCGAGGGGCTTCAGGCTTTTGGCAAGAGGGCTGAAGAGCTGGGCCTTGTCATGTCGGCCAAAGACGTCAAGGCGGCCAACGAGTTCGGGGATCAGCTCTCTGAGCTCCAGTCGGTCACGAAGACGATTTCGACCGCGATCGGATCAAGGCTACAGCCTGTGCTTCAGGGATTGATCGCCCCCATGGAAGAGACGATCGTCAAGTGCCGCGATCTGGTCGCGACGAATGTTCAGTACTTTGTCGAAGAGTTGACCAAGGAGCTGAAGGGTGTTGACTGGCAGGGGATGATCCAGGGGGCGTTTGATTCGGTTCGGGCTTTGACGGACTTTATCAGATCCATTGGCGGCGTTTCCACCATCCTGAAGGCTTTTGGTGTTCTGATCGGCATGGATCTTGTGATCAAGGTTGGGGCCTTCGTTAA